TGCAACACCTTCTGACCAGGCAAAGGTGCGAGCACTCCTCGATGAATTTTATGCAGATATTCGTAAGGCGATCCGCTCTGCATGAAAGTTGCACTAATCACGGACACCCACTTTGGTGCACGATCGGATTCAATTCCGTTTGATAACTTCTTTAATAAATTCTATACAGAAGTTTTCTTCCCCCATCTTGAGCGTGAACAGATCAAAACGATTATCCACTTAGGAGACGTTTTTGATCGACGGAAATACATTAATTTTAATACACTGAAGAAGTGTAAGGAATATTTCTTCGATCGAACTGCCGATCTTGGTATCGACGTTCACATGCTTGCAGGAAACCACGACACATTCTTCAAGAACACCAATGAAGTCAATGCACTTGATCTGCTACTACGAGAATATCCTAACGTAATTACCTATTCTGAGACAGAAGATATTATCGTTGATGGTAAAAACCTACTACTAGTTCCTTGGATTTGTTCGGGCAACTATGATCAGACTATGGAGATTGTTAATGCCTCAAATGCACAAGCCGTATTCGGACACTTTGAATTTGCTGGTTTCCAAATGTATCGTGGGCATACGAATGATCATGGAATGGATACTAAACTTTTCAGCAAGTTTCCTCTTGTTTGTTCTGGGCATTTCCATCATCGTAGTCGTATCGGTAATATTGTTTATCTTGGTAATACTTATGAGTTTACTTGGTCTGATTATAACGATCCTCGAGGGTATCACATCTATGATACGGAAACTAATGAGATAGAATTTTATGAAAACCCGAATAGAATCTTTCATAAAATCTATTATGATGACACTACTGACGATCCTAGTTTGCTTGATCTTAGCACACTTGTTGGGACTTGTGTTCGTTTAGTCGTTGTTAAGAAAACTGACTTCTATAAGTTTGATCGTTTCGTAGACAAACTATATGACTGCAATCTTCTCGAACTAAAGATCATTGAAGACTTCTCTGAGTTTGAGACTGAAGCGATGGACGACGAAGAATTCAATGTCGAGGATACTATGACTGTTCTTTCGGATTTCGTTGATACTATCTCAACCGATTTAGAAAAGACTCGGATCAAGTCTATTTTACAGACTCTCTATGTTGAGGCACAGAACGTTACAGTATGATAAATTTTGCAGCACTTCGATGGAAGAATCTTCTGTCGACTGGTAATCAGTTTACGGAAATTAAATTGAACCGTTCTCCTAGTACACTAATCATTGGTGAGAATGGTGGTGGTAAATCGACGATGCTCGATGCGCTTTGTTTTGTTCTCTTCAACAAACCGTTTCGTAACATTAACAAACCGCAGTTGGTAAACTCTATCAACAAGAAGAACATGCTGATAGAGATTGAGTTTCAAACTGGTCGCAAATCATATAAGATTGTGCGGGGAATCAAACCAAATGTGTTTGAGATTTATGTAGATGGTGAACTGATCAATCAAGATGCTGCTGCTCGTGACTACCAGAAGTATCTTGAAGAATCAATTCTCAAGATGAATTATAAGTCGTTCACCCAGATTGTTATTCTGGGAAGCGCATCCTTTACTCCATTTATGCAACTTCCTGCGTTCACTCGTCGCGAAATCATTGAAGACATTCTTGATATTCAGATCTTCACTACGATGAATAGTGTGTTGAAGGATACACTTATTGAGATCAAAGATAAGTTGACTGCTGCAGATAGTCGTCTCGAGGTTCTAAAGCAAAAAGCAACTCTACAGAAAGAATATGTAGATACTCTTGAAGCAAACAAGGAGAAACGATCAGATGAAATTCAATCACGCATTTTCTTTGGTGAACGAGCAATCATCCAGTTCCAGAGTCTCGTTGCTACGCTTGAAGGTGAAAAGATTACGCATGAGGATGCCTCGGCAGCACTCGGAGATCTTACATCAAAACAAAAGAAACTCGATCAATTCAAAACCAAGTTTTCCACTCAACTCCGAGATCTTCAAAAGGAGGTGGCGTTCTATGAAGGCACGGATGAGTGTCCGACGTGTAGGCAAGGGATTGCTCATGATCATAAAGAGACCATCGTATCATCCAGACAAGAGAAAATCCAAGAACTATCTTCAGGAATGGAAAAACTCCAGAAAGAATTTACAAAACTTGAAGAACTTATCGCGGAGAATGATGTTCTTTCCGAACAAATTTCAGGACTGAATAAAGAGATCATTACTCATAACAATGAGATTATTGTTCAACAAAGATTAATCCAAGCACTCAATCTAGAACTGAATGACATTGCTACAAAGACTGCAGACATTGATGGCGAGAAAGATAAACTAAAGACATTCGCGAAGGATGTTCTTGCGCAGAATTCCGAGAAGGCGAACCTGAATGAAGAAAAGCATTACATGGACGCTGTTTCGACATTACTCAAGGACACTGGTATTAAGACTAAAATTATTCGGCAGTACCTTCCAGTTATCAATAAATTGGTGAATAAATATCTAACTGCCATGGACTTTTTCGTTCAGTTTAATCTAGACGAGAAGTTTGACGAAACGATTAAGTCTCGTCACCGTGATGACTTTAGTTATGCTTCGTTCAGTGAAGGTGAGAAACAAAGAATCGATCTGGCGCTGCTGTTTACTTGGCGTACAATCGCTAAGATGAAGAACAGCGTTGCGACTAACCTGCTGATTCTCGATGAAGTGTTTGACAGTTCTCTAGATAACAATGGAACTGATTATGTAATGGCATTACTAGATACTCTTGGAGAAGAAACGAATACGTTTGTTATCAGTCACAAGGGTGATCAACTGTTCGATAAGTTCCGCAGTTTGATAAAGTTTGAGAAGAAAAACAATTATAGTGAAATGGTGGTATAATGGAACTGTTGAAGATTAGTGATCCTCTTTTAAGAGAGATCCCCGTTGAATTTGATTTTGAAACTCAGAATGCACAAGAACTCTCGGATGCTTTGTGGACAAAGTGTCGAGAACTAAAGGGACTTGGTCTTTCTGCCAATCAAGTTGGTATCGATGCAAAGGTTTTCGTTATGGGAACTGATGAAACAAACAGAAAGAATATCTTTAATCCAACGATTGTTTCTCTTTCTGACAAAAACAATATTGCGACTGAAGGTTGTTTGAGTCTTCCTGGTATCTGGTTAAACATTCGTCGACCAGAGGAAGTTACCATTTCATATCGCAATGTTCAAGGTGAATATGTCGTTGAGCAACTTGCTGGTCTAGAGGCAAGAATCGCTCTCCATGAATACGATCATATGATCGGTATGAATTTTATGGATAGAGCATCAAAACTAAAGCGTGACATGGCAATCAAATCTCTAGAGAAACGAGCAAAGAGGTATATTCAAAAAAATGTCAGACAAAACGTATGATTTTGGATTCACGTTTGAGGATCCAACCGAAACAATTATCCAACAACCAGCACAACAAATCGACTCTGGTGCCCAAGATGAGATTATGGCGAAACTGTCTGAACTCTCTGCTAGAATTGCAGGGACAGATGCAACTGGTATCGTCGCTGAACATAAGGCATTACTACAACAAGAAGTTTCATCGAAGTTGAGAGAAGTCGAGGATATGATCTTGCCTCTACTTTATAATTTAAAGAAAAATCCTGAGCGTGATTATATACATTGGCCAGGAGAAACAAGGACCAAAACAATTGACGCACAAATTGACAAAATCACAGCGATCACGAGATACTATGACCGACTCTGAAACTTTTGCCACTAAACAAAAGTTTTTTGTTGAACCTGCTGCGAAGATTTTTAATTTTTACCTTTGTGGTGAGATTAAAGAAGCAGAAGAATATATTGAATGGTTTCAAATTCTCCGATCCGTTGGTGAAACTGACATCGTTTACATCCGCATTAACAGCGAGGGTGGAGATTTGTTCTCCACGTTGCAGTTGGTTCGAGCGATTCAAGAATCCTCTGCTACGATTATCTGCTCAGTCGAAGGAATTTGTATGAGTGCTGCCACTCTGGTTTTCCTGAGTGCTGACCGTTACGAACTTTCTGATCACACAATGTTTATGTTCCACAATTACTCAAGCGGAACAATCGGTAAGGGTGGTGAGATGTATGACCAAATTACCCACTTCCGTGTATGGTCTGAGAAACTTTTCAATTCTTTCTATAAGGATTTTTTAACCGACGCAGAGATTAAGTCGATGCTCGACAACAAAGATATCTGGTTGGATGCAGAGGAAGTTGCTAAACGACTTGAACACCGAGTTAAAACGCAGGAGAAACTCGAACAAGAAGAATCTGCTAAGAAAAAACCAAGAAAGAAACTTCCAATCGAATAAATAGGCTTGACTTTTCTAGAAAAATCAGGTATACTGTTTGTATGATAAAATTTAAAGATTATATTGCTGAGTCTAAGGAGGGTGCTGGTCTAACCATTTGGGATATTGACGAGACCCTCTTTAACACTAAAGCACAGATCCATGTCGTCAAGGACGGCAAACTGGTAAAGAAACTCTCCAACACTGAGTATAATACATACACTCGGAAACCTGGAGAGACCTACGACTTCGTTGAATTTAAAGACGCGAAGCATTTCCGCGACACCTCAGAGCCTATTGCTCGAGCAATC